GAAGGTGATGCCCATACCGCTAGATGGAACGCCTGAACCGATGCCTAAACCATATTGATTAAATTGCCCGTTAATAGTTCCAGCTTGAGCAATTCGTAGCGCCGTTGAACCGCTTTCAGTATCTAATGCAACATATCCAGAAGCATGGGCTATTTCCATTGTTCCGGTGCTAGCGTCTGAAAAAGAACCGGAAACACTCCGTCCTAAAACCGCTACTGCTTTACGAACCGCAAGTGCGCCCCAAGTTGAAGGCGCTGTAGCTCCAACGCCTAAATTTCCTGATGAATCTATTGTGGTTGAACCCGCTGCACTAACAGTACTTGATGCACTCAGCGTCGTAAACGCACCTGTGCTTGGCGTGGTTGCGCCTACGGTGCCGTTGAATGCACTTGTTGTGAGCGTTGCACCCGTAATCGTCGGGCTGGTCGCAAGTACGTTATTGCCCGATCCGGTGTTTGTCACGCTGACGATGTTTTTGCTCGCGTCTAACGCAAGGGCTGTGGATGCCGTAAGACCGGATAGGGTCGCGGTGCTGGATGCGGAAAGGGTGGTGAACGCACCCGCAGCAGGAGTAGTGCTGGTTAACGATCCAACAACAGCCAACCCAGTGGAACTGAACGTGCCTACCGTGGTAGAGGTATTGGCCTGAATAATCAAATTGCCAGTGGTATCCCCCGTTTCAACAAGGGCTGTGGAGTTGGTTGTTCCGGCTGATATAGTACTCATAGTTAACCTTTAAATAACTACCCAACGCTGACCACTGGATACAGTCACAGAAACACCGGACGCTATTGTGATCGGCCCCACAGACAGGGCGTTATATCCAGTTGCTATGGTGTAGCTAGTGCTAATGGTTGTAGCGTTTTGAACCAGACCGTTGGTTGCTGTAATCTCTGCGGCTTGAAGCTCGTTAGTAATAACTACGTTACCCGCAGCGTCTTGATATACAGACTTGCTAGCCGGATAGGTAACAAATACGTCTTTCGACCCGGCGGTGAAACTTACCGCAGCATTGGAGTTGGACGATTTAAGAACCGTGGTTCTGGTGAGGGTGTTACCAGAGGTGGCATACGTGCCAATGCCTACTTCCCATTCCGCTATACCGGGGTTGGCTATGGTGTAGTAGCAGGTATTTGCGTTACCAATTGCAGCCGAAAACGTCTGATAGCCGACAACTGCGCCAGCTAATGTTAATGCCCCAGTACCCGTTGTAGTGGATGTCTCCCTTACACGGTCAGCAAGAATAAGCGCCATGACTCATACCTTTAAGCAATATTGAGCAGTGCGGTTCCGGCACCGTTAGTCGGCATCGTCAAGGAGAAAGTCCCCGCCGTAACAGTCTGTGAACCAAAGGTATGAACGGATACAGCTTTGTTGGATTGAGTGCTGTTGTAGATTAGGACAGCATCAAACGCAGTGGTAAGCGTCACGGTCGTATAGGTAATGCTAGCCGAAGGCGTCCAGTAAGCCGTAGTGCCTGAAGACGTAGGAACCGTAGCGTTGGTAACCGCAACACCCCCAGCCGTATAACCCGTACCCGTAACTTCACCGGTAGCCGCATAAGCCGTGGTTGTTGAATTAACCGTAGCTGAAACCAGATATAGAGCCGCTTTAAACGAGTCGGCAGCAGTAGAGCCACGCGTAGGCGCAACACCAAAGTTGTGCGTTCCGGTAAGAAGTTCTGCTTTAAACGACGTAGTCATCGCTTGGGTATTTGCCATTACATTTCTCCTAAAATCGTTTCGGTGATAAGCGGGTTTTTAAGCTCCACATGGACGGAGCGGTGGACAAGCTCATCACCCAGATAGTATTCAACCCACGAGGTCTTCTCGTTATGGTCTTCCATGTTGCCATCTTTCCTGACGAGCAAGGACTCATCCATGTCGCCTTTGGTTGTAGTGACAATCATTACGCAATCCTTATGATGGCTGAAGTGCTATCTGCCGTAGGGAACTGAACTGTAAAAGTTGCTGTTGAGGTCTTGTCTGCACCAAAATCCAGCACACAGATAGCCGGATTGGTAACCCCATCATTCTTGTAGATCAAAGCCCCACGCGCTGTCAAAGCACTTGTCCACACTGCATTTGCAAATGAGAAGTAAGCTGTAGTGCTTGTCCCTGTTGTTGGGTTAACCGTCACCACCAGAACTTTGCCACCGGCTGTATAGCCTGACGCTACAACCTCACTGGAAGCGGTATACCCAGCGGTGTCAGCATTCAACGTAGCTCCATTCGTATATAGGGAGATATATAGATTAGTTGAAGCCGTACTGATACTGAAGGTACCGCTGGGTAATCCTGATTTAAACGTGTTGCAAGCGTAGTTTCCAGTAAAGGCCATCTTAGATCACCGGTATCCTAACTTGCCCACTACGGTAGGCATCACGACGATCTTTGCCGTCACCAAGCTGTTTAAGCAACGCGAGGGACTCTTGATACTTGCCCTCGTAATTAGCCACCATATCTACCTCACCTTTGGTGAATACAGCCGCCTCACGTAACGCACCATACAGCAGAACTGTTTCAAAATTGCTACCTAGCCACGTTGTTGTAGCGGTGACAATGGACTCAGGGTAGTAGTAATAGTGAAGCTCTACCTGATAGGACGCGTCTGGGGTTGGGCCAATAATGAGTGAAGCATCCGTGAACTGCGCGTAATGCGTAGGCGTCCCAGTGTCGCTAGGCACCGGAAAAGCTTCGCGGATGTAGTTGACATCCTTGTTCAACAAGAAGCTCTGTGCGCTCGTGGTGGGGTTAATCAGCGCCAAGGAGAACGTAGCCAGCCAATCAGAAGGTAGCGACAGGTACTTATTACCGCTTGTCATGTAGCCGGTCTGGTTCTTTCGAATAGCCGGTATCTGAACTGAGTTGTAGACCCGTTCTTCGGCAAGCTCAATAAACGTATTGATCTGCTCAACGCTGGTCAGGGTCGTTACTGTAGTCCCATCACTGCCGTAGAAGACAGTATCGGGGAAGTCGTTCTCTATGTAACCCTTGATTGTAATAAACAGCGTTGAGTAGTCCATGCTTTACCTCTTAAGCCATAGGCCCACGGGCCATTTTGCCTTTGGTCTGCGCTTTACCGCCACGCACCTGAATGCCAGAGGTCTTTATCTCGTCCATCATAGAAGTGCTGACATGACCGGTACTCATAACCCGATTTTTAAGATCACTCAAGTTTTTGCCAGAACCGGGGTTATTAGTAACCGTTACAGATTTGCCGCCCATTGTATGCGGTTTGGCGTAGGCAGAAGCTGGTTTGTTGTTAACCATCATTTCCCCTTCTGGTTGTTTGCACGGGCCATATTACGGCCTACAGCTTTCATCGCCATCGAAGTAACGCCACCTTTTTTCATGCCGTGCATAGACTTCTCATGCCCTTTAACCGCTTTACCAGCTTCTACATCGGCAATACGTTTAACTTGTTTCTTATCCATTTGAATCTCCTAGGTAACTGCTATTGTAACCGTGCCAATACTGATTGTGAGCGCCAAGTTATTGGGGGTCAATGCTGCGTCAAATTGCCTAGAACCACCCACAGGGTTCCAGCCCCACTGAATTATCCTGCTACCACCACTGGGATACCCATCACCTCCAACACCTGATGTGACATAGCTATTATCCGGCCTTGGTTCTCGTACCGCTTGTGGATCGTTTACAGGGTACATACCTAATTGTAATTGCGGTTGATCTGGTTCCCAACACTCTGGACATACTTTTATAGCTACTAGCTTAGTCTTAATGGTAAGTTTCTTTAGCTCTGTGAGCTTATACCGTTGACCGCAGCGGTCACATTCGGCTATTGCATACTTACCAGACGAAAATTGGTTAGGCATAGAACATATTTCTAGGCACAAAACGTATTGGAGCCTTCTCTCTGTCTTCTGTAGACGCCCAATCCCAAGCCTCGTCGTAGTCGGCTTTTAGCATCTGGATGCGGGATTCTGCTCCGGGTATTTTCTTAGAGAGGTGATAAGCAAGGCCAGCAACCATACACGGAATAAAACGAAACGGCACATCCTGACCGTTAATACCATTACCAGCGTCAAGCATACGACGCAGACGCCAATACACAAATGTATAAGTTTGGCTGTTATCTGGCTTAGGCCAGACATGAATCTGCGGATAGACGACATCCCCGGCTGAATCTGTAGCGCCTGTCTTTCTCTGGAACCACACTTGGATTGGGCGACCAGTGGCATTCTTATTGGGGATCGTGGCATAGGTACTCACAGAGATACGGGAAATATTGATGTCGGTCTGATTGGTGCCAGTTCCCGTGCGGATAACATGGTCTAACAGATCAACCGTGTCTACGGGTAAATCGTAACCCCCTACGTTATAGGTCAATACCTGATCAACTTGCTCAATCGTCCACAGGTTAATACCCCTGTTAGCCCACTCCATTGTCAGCAGGTTTAAACTACGCCGCGCCGTCCGCATATCGTAGCCGGAACGAAGCTCTGCCCCGCATCTCTCAAATGCCTCTTCAACCATGTTGTTTAAATCAAGGTTGAAGTCGGTTGTAGCTGTAGTTTTAGCAACCATTATTTGGCCTTCTTAACCTTGCCACCATTTTTCCATCGTCTATTCATATCTGCTTGCGTAGCCGCCGCTTGTTCCGCCGCATCCGCTGCGTTCACATCTTTCATTTTGTTACGCTCGGTATCAAAACCCATCTTAGTTCCTACCGGGTCATAGTATTTACTTTGTTGGATATTCTTTGGTATAGCCTGTTGAGTAATAGGATCAACTGGTACAAGAATACCGCCAAGGCCAAATTTTTTAACCTTGCCGCCCTGTTTAAACACTTTAACAGGCTCGTTGCCATCGCGCTTCTTAATGAGCTTTGGCACTTTTGAAGGGGCTATTGCCCCCATCCCACGAGAGGCTCTCACTCTAGCACTTGGTCTTACCGCGTTGAGCAATACCGTCAGCACGGCGTGAAGCGGAGCTAACAGAGCCACCCATAGCCATTTTGACCATTGTGCCTTGGGTCTTACCTTTTTTTTCAATGCCACCACCACGAGCGTATTTCTTTTCTTCTGATTTTTCACCCATTGCGTATTGCTGCGGGGAGATTTTGCCGGACTTGATGGCTTTGGCTTCTTTCATCTCTTCGCCGTAGGACTCTTTGCCGCCAAACATACTTTTCATATTCTTCATCATGCCACCTTTATTAAAAGTTTTACCTTTGTCGGCTGCGGCAAAGTCTTTGCCAACAGATTGTGGAACCCCGGCTTTTTTAGCAAAGGAGGGGTTATGAGCTATTGCTGCCATGAAACGATGTTGCTTTGCTGATGTAGAAGGCATTATACAAACCTGCCTTTAGTCTTGCCGCGTGACTCAATACCACCGCCACGGGCATATTTCTTAATAGCGCCACCGGCTTTTTTACGCATAAGCGGCCTTAAAACATCCGGCACGTAGGGCTGTTTGCTTTTTTCATAAGCTTTATCTTCCAACGCACGAGTTCTTTTATCTTCCTCACGTTGCATTGCTTCGTCTTGGGCAGGGTTACGAGGCGCGGGTTTAGGTGCTTCAGCCATTTTTATCTTCCTTCTTAAAAAGACCCTGAATGGTCTTTGTTTCGTAGATACGGATTGCTGTCCAGATGATGGTAAACAGAGCCGCAAGTGGAGGGAGAAACTCAGCTAACGTGCCTATAACAGTCAAAATAGATGCCCCATCTACAGCCGATTTAAGCAACTCTGCTTGGTGCTGTTCCATGTCAGCACTTCCA